TCACTAAATGGGTTTCCGTCTTTTTTGTTTTTAATGCCAAAACTAATTTGTAATATATCTTCTTGTGTCAGAAGTGTTGATAATGATGCAAAATTAAAACCAACTAAGTTTTGCCAAAACATAAAATTTGGAGAGTTTCTTATATCAACAGCTCTTTTGGTACACCATTCAATTGCTTCTAATGGTCTTAAATTTGGTATTACAACCTTTCTTAGTCCGATAGAATTTTCATATATTCCACCTAAATTATTTTCTCTTACTTTCAAATAATTAATCAATATCTTTTCAACAATGTCAGAATACTTACCAGTATAACTTTGGTTTATTCTTTGTTGGTCTGAAAATAGTAATTCATCTGAACAAAAATGTAAAATGTATGATTCTGTGGATTGATTTTCATTTTGTCTATTTGTTTGTTTGTAGATTCTAAATGATCGTTTGAATTCTGCAATATCAGAATCAGCATCTTTAGCTATGTTAATAAGTATTGCTTCAGAACCATCAAAAATTAATTTACTTGACAAGCCAACTGAATCGATAATACTAACACTTCCATTAATAACCGGTAACAATAAAGAATCAAATATATTAATTTCAACAAAAATTGAAGAAATATCTATTGGTCCCGCTTTGGTAACCAGTGTCAGTTCTTTTATTTTAAACTGATTTGATTCTTTAACACTTAAATCCATTATTTAATAACTCGTTTAAATTCTTTTTCTACTTCTGGAATAAATTCTTTTTTAAGTAATTTAATCTCTCGTTTGGCTTCATTTACCTCATTCTCGTAATCGTACCATGTTTTTGTTTCTGTTGATATTGATTCTGTAATTGTTGTTCCGTCCGCTAAAGAATAAGAAGTTTGTGATGATCCTACATTTGCATATGTGTTAGCATCAACTTGTAATTTTTCAATGATTTGTGTTCCGTCTGAAGAAGTTCGTGTTACAACTTTAAAATATTCTTTTATGTTATTTGTATCTTGTGCCCACTCTAATCCTGTTTGAACGGTTGTATTAGCTGCACCGTTAGCAGAATATTTTTGATTTACAAAACTAATAAATTGTGAATATTGTAATGGCCAATCGTATTGTGGGTCTATAATATCATTAAACAATAATACCATCCAATGTCTTTCTGGATTATCATAAAATTTATCAGCAATAATTTCTGGAGTATCACTGTCTTTAACAACATACTTATAATATGTTGATTGGTTTTCTTTTAACTCTTTTTCAAATCCAAATCGAGCAATAATGTTAGTAACAGTTTCAGTTCCTGCTGATTGTGTGTTACTGGTATAAAATGTTTTGGGATAGTAATTAAAAAATTTAGCCATATTTTATGATGTATATCTCTTAAAACCTTCTTCTCTATCATCTCTAAAATCTTCTTTAGTGAGATAGGTTGTTTCTTGAAATTGTAATGTTAAGTTAATTGCTGTAGGCATACCTGTTCGACCACGAGATGCAACTATTTCACCTGGAACTTCATACGCTGAAAAACCATTTGGAGCATAATTTATATCAATTGTTGTTAAAACGCAGGTGCCAATTGGAGGTATGTTTGGGTTTTGACCCCCACCATAATAAAATTTAATATCAAACTCTGATGGGGGTATTAAGAGACCTGTTTCCAATCCACCTGATCTTTCTATTTCTGGTGCTTGATGAAATCTAAATCTTTCAATAATCTTTTGCACTTCCATTGCCTCTTTTTCGTCTCTTGGATAAAATACAAAATCAAATTGAAATGTTCTAAATGCTGGAGATGAGTATAACAATTCCAACATTGGGTTTACAACACCACCTGTAGCTGCAAAAGCGCCTAGTTGAGCTGTTGCGGTACCGCCTGTAGCATTAGCTAGTGCATCTGTGGCGGCTTGTTGAGCGGCTCCAGTAAAACCTTTAATTTTATCCATAAAACCACCCTCACTAAGAAAGGCTTGACCTGCACCGGCCGCTAATTGACCAAAACCTTCTTTGCCAGGAGTTAACCCAGCATATTCTTGTGAATGTGTAAACATTAGTGTGTCTGGCATATACAATGCTACAGCATCGGTTGTAAGTGTTGTTGATCTTAATTGATTGGCTAACCCTTTTTTAGAAATCTTTTTTATGGAAGTATCAATGATAGCTTCAGATGATTCTGAGTTACCTTTAAAAAATTTAGTTTGACCAAATATATTTCCAATTCCACTTTTTGCTTTATCAACAGCACCCCCAATAGAATTACTTGCTAAATTCTTAAGTTTTGATAATGATCCGCCTGTTGCTGAATTTATTTGACTTAACCCACCATTAACTTTACCTAATAATTCACCACCAAAATTTGTTCCTGTATTAGAAATAGAACCGCCTTTTGCTTTTACAGGAATATCTTGTTCATTTGCAACAGCACCTTTAAATCTTGACTTCTCTTGTTGACGAATATAAAAGACCATATAATGACCTTTGTCATAGTTACCAACATCGATTGGATATCTGAATGTATTTTGCTCAAACTTGGTACCTTCTAATGCAGAAAGAGGACCAAATCCTTTTGTGTTATCTTTGTTGAAAGTGATGTCGCCGAAGCCAAATAATGACATATTGTTATCCGAGTGTTATAATTGATAGCATAAGTAGTATTTATGCCATATTCTGGAAAATATACACCTAAAAACCCAAGTAAATATAAAGGTGATCCTTTTAATATTATTTATCGTTCAAACTGGGAACGCCGAGTAATGAAGTTTTTAGACGAAAACAAGAACTGTGTTTGGTGGGCAAGTGAAGAAATGCCCATACCATACCGTTCGCCTGTTGATAATAGAGTTCATCGTTACTTTCCAGACTTTATTGCAAGGATGAAACAGAAGAATGGCACAGAAAAGACTTTGATGTTAGAGGTCAAACCAGAGAAACAAACGAAATTACCTACACAAAAAAGAAGAACACAGACATTTCTTAGAGAAACTGTCGCATATGCTGTCAATCAGGAGAAGTGGCGAGCCGCTGACCTGTTCTGTAAAGAACACGGTTGGGAATTCATGCTCATTACTGAAAAAGAGTTAGGCATTTGATATAAATAGATAAATGCCATATTTAATCGATAGAATCAAAGAATCTTTAGCGAAAGAAGGGTTAACACCACGAACTCGTGAAGCTCGTGCATGGTTAATGTCTAAAGTTGAAGAAATGAAAGTCAGCAATACAGCTCTAATGAGATATGCTGACAAAAGTAATACAATCATTGGCAAAATGTATTTTTACTTCTATGATCCTAAAACTAAAGAAAAAATGAGATATTTTGATAAGTTTCCTTTAGTGATACCCGTAGAAGAATATAAAGATGGATTTTTAGGTTTGAATTTACATTACATTCATCCTAAGTTTAGAATAAATCTATTAGATAAGTTGAGTGAAACATTAAACAATGATAATTATGATGAAAAAACAAAATTTAGAGTAACCTATAATTATTTGAAATCTGCATCAAGGTTGTTTGAAGCAACACCTTGTATAAAAAGATATTTGTATAATCAAGTGCGGTCTAGTTTCTTAGAAATAAAGGCAGATGAATGGGACATAGCCGCACTATTACCAGCTGAAAACTTTAGTGGGGCTACAACAGACCAGGTTCACGCTGATTCAAGGAAGAAATTTTAATGTCATTCTCACCAAACTTATTCTTATCAAATGTAAAAGGAAAAAGTGGTTTAGCAAAACCCTCACGATTTGAGGTTATTCTACCTATTCCGCCTTATGTTAGTGATTTTGTTGGTAACTCAATTATTGAAAAAATACTAAACTTTCCTAATTCAGTATTCAATGATGTATCAGATGCTATTAATTCAGCGATTGGTGGTAATAGCGGACAAGATGAATTTTCAAAATCAGGTAATTCATCTTTAACACGATATCTATCACTTCAATGTGAAGCGGCTGAATTACCAGGTCGAACACTCGCAACAGCAGATGCTAAGATTTATGGTCCAACATTTAAAGTTCCATATCAATCACAATATGCAGATATGAACTTAACATTTTTATGTACCAACGATTTCTATGAAAGAAAACTATTTGATCGTTGGTTAGAAGCAATTCATCCATCAGACACAAATAACTTGAGATATCCAAAAGGCGAAAAATCTCGTTATATGTGTAATATTAAAATTATTCAGTATGATGAATTTATTAAAAAGATTTTTGCAGTTGAATTGTTAGATGCTTTTCCAATAGGAATTGCACCTCAAACACTCAGCTGGTCAGAAGATAATTTCCATCGGTTAACTATACAATTTGCTTATCAAAAATATAGAGTAACATACGATGGTGGTTATGATTTAGGTCAAGCAGCCGCTTCACTATTTGGTGCAGCTGGTGCAAGACTATTGCCATTTGGCAGTGCATTTTAATTATTAAAGCGAGGATATTATGTTACCCAAGTTAGATGTGCCTACCTATGAAGTGAATTTGATATCGACAGGAAAACCTATTCGATTTCGACCATTTCTAGTAAAGGAACAAAAGCTCTTTCTTATGGCATCTGAATCAGATGATCCAAAAGAAACAGTTCAAGTTATACGACAAGTTTTAAAAAACTGTATTATAGATGAAGTTGATGTTGATTCTTTACCAACATTTGATTTAGAATGGTTGTTTATCAATCTTCGAGCTCGTTCTGTTGAAGAAATTGTCAATTTACGCTACAAGTGTAATAACAATGTTAAAGATGAAGAAGGTAAAGATGTTAAATGTTCAGGATATGTTGAATTTGATGTTAATCTATTAGACATTGAACCAAGTAAAAATCCAGAACACACAAACAAAATTCAAATTACTGAGAATCTTGGTGTTGTGTTAAGATATCCAACATTTGAGATGGTTCAGAAATATGAAGGTTTACAAGAAAATGATTTAATGACGAATGTTTTAGTGGATTGTATTGATTACATTTATGATAAAGAACAAATGTATTATGCAAAAGATACTACAAGAGATGAACTCATTGAATTTGTTGATAGTTTACAACAAAAAGATTTAGAAAAAATTAAATTATTTTTTGATACAATACCTGAAGTGAAGAAAGATGTAACTTTTGATTGTCCTAAATGCAAATATAAGGAAGAAATTGCAATTAAGGGTATTCAAAATTTTTTCGTCTAATTTTTCGTTATGATAACCTAGGGAACTACTATCAGACAAACTTTGCATTAATGCAACATCACAAATATAGTTTGACTGAGCTTGAATTAATGATTCCTTGGGAAAGAAATATCTATATTAATATGTTAATAAAATACTTGGAAGAAGAAAAAGAAAGATTAAGATTACAACAACTACAAAGAAAAAATAGGTAATGGCTGATAAACAACTCACCGAACAATTAAAAGTGTTTAAAGACCAATGGGCTAAAGACCTTGGTTATAAAGATTTTAAGGATTATCAAAAAGCCAATAAAAAAGGCGGAACACTCCAACAACGACTAGAGCGTGGCGAAGGTGTTTTTGAATCTATTGGTGGTGTTGTTGGTCAAAAAATTAAAGGTATCAAAGACAAAGCCAAGTCTATTAAAAAAACATTTACAACAGTAAAAGGTTTTAGAGAAGGTGTTGCTGGCATTATACCAGGTGATAATCTTTTAGGTGCTTATGTTCGTGGTAAAGTAAGAGGTCGTGAAAAAGACGAAGAAAATTCAATGCCTAATATGGCAGATGTTTCACCATCAAAAATGGCTGGTGGTGATATGTCTTCTTTGGCAAAAGATGTAGCTACTATTCGTCAAGCTGTTACTACTCTTTTAAATTTTGAAAGGGAATCTCAAGAACAAAGCGAAAAACAAAAACAAGCAGAATTCTTAGAGCAACAAGATGCAAAAGAAGCTGAACTAGAAGCCTCAAGAGTTTCACCAGAATCTATGTCAGTTAAAACCACATCACCTCAAGGTGGCGGTGACGAATCTGGTGGCGGTGGATTCTCAGATATAATTAGTAATATACTTGGTAGTTTTAAAAAAGGATTTAAATCTATATTTAAACCATCA